AAAGCTGTATCTTTCACGAGCTTTATAACGAGCGTTACCTGTATCAAAATCGCCTTCCATAGAAGTTTTGATTGCGCTACGCTCAAAATGTTTAAAGCCGTTAGGAGCATCTGTTTTAATGAAAAATGCATCCGTATCGGTTAGGAAGTGGTTTACCACATAACCTTCTGGGAGCATTCCCATATTACGAACAGCGTTGATATCATTGTCTGCTGTTGCAGTACGAAGATTAGAAGCCATTAACCTTTCAGCTACAAACTGAAGAGAAGTTGGAATAATCATCTTACGTCCTTGCAAAGCAATTTTTAACCCACGCTCATCGATAAAAGCAGCGATGTCAATTAATGACTGCTCTAATGATGTTTCGTTTAGGTCAGCTGCTGTTGCCAACTCATTACGGAAGTTGCCACCACCTACAGTTGGATGGTCTGTAGCGCAAAGCTCTTTTCCATCTCCGTAAGTAACACCACTATCAAACGCATTGTTTAGAATAGCAGCGGCTTTAACTTGCTTCGTGTTTGCCATGGAACGAGCTAATGCCTTTGTGTAACGAGAGCTAAGTCGGTCATAGAGATTATCCTCTACAGCTTCTTCAGTTATCGCAAACGCAAGGGAAATTGTTTCATGGGTGTAACGAGCAGTGTAGGCTTCGTTGGCAGTATCAAAAGAAACTGCTTGTCCTTCGCCTTTCACTGGTGCGCTACCAAACCCTGATAACATTACCTCTTCTTCAAACGCTCTGTCTGAAGATTCCGTTTCAAAAATTTCAGCATGTTCATTGTCATACCGATCGTATTCCAATCCAAAAAGCGCATGAAGTCCGGGTTCAAGCTCTTTAAGGAGTTGAGATCTTGCTATAGCCATATCATATCCTCCTTAGATTCCGGTTGTAGCTACATGGAAGGGAAGGTTCAACTTAACTAAAGCAATAACACCTGCTGCCGCATAATCAATACCTTCTACGTCTTTAAACCCGACGATTCTGAAGTTATCTGTTGCAGTAGTAGCTCCTGCCGTAGCTACAGAAAGCTCGCCAATAGAAATATTAGCACTTCCTGTTGTAGAACCGAAACCTGCACCCTCAGCATTAGAATGAATAAGTGCTGTTGCAGTTGCTAGATTAGTTAGCGTTGCATCACACGATATTTCAAACACTTGCATAGGATCATCATAAATAAACACAGTCGCTTCTGTGCCTGATTTAAGAGATGCTGTTCCAGGATAGTAGTTATTAAAAGTAGGCGTTCCGTCCAAGGCAGTATACTGACAACCGCCCATAACACCAAGAATCGCTACCGAACCACCGTCTGCCGCACTTACATCTACAAGACCGTTTGTAAGAGGAATCACCATATCGCCTTGATATATTGCGCTTGATGAACCTGCTACTCCAGGAATTTGTATTTTATAAGGCGTCAATCCATTGCCGTTCGGTGTAGACCCTATCTTGTTATGTGGACGAAGACCAAATGGGGAATCAATGTTCGCCATGAGTTTTTCTCCTATAAAAGATTAAGAATCGGATCCATTATCGGATCCACCAAAGGTTACACGAGACTGCCTATCAGGTTTACTAATAGGCATTGATGGATGTTGTTCCCTTAACAAATCATTATCAACGGCTTTCATTTGATCATCTGTTTTGTTTTTGAAATAATCGTTCCGTTGTTTATTTGTTTCAACAGGAAACCTTGCAAGTATCAGACCGCCAACCCCTATTACTCCGGCATGTTTGCCATCTTGTACTGTAGGGGCTTCAAAATCTGGATACTCATCAGCGCGAACAAGTTCAAAGCCTTCGCGAAGGCGGGCAGAAAGGTTTTTTCTATCGTCGTAACCCATAACCGTTTCACGGATCCAACGATGATGATAGCCTTCTGGGGGTGGTGGTGCGTCTAATTGAGACGGGGGTCGCCAAGGTTTAACTCGGCTTTCTTTTTCCCTTGATTGGGAAGAGCGTGGGCTTCTTTCAGACATAGTTATCCTCACGATGTTTGGAGGCGTTGTTTTTGCCTCGCATATTGTTCATAACTTACACCGAGTTTGTCAGCAATAGCAACCTCAGATTTTGTAAGTTTGATTTTTTGTTGTTTTGATCTGGTAGAACCACGGTTTGCACTAGCAACCGCAGGGCCAGAATTACGGCTACGAGCAGGGGTGTTTCCAAACTTATGTGGAAACTCTGTTCGCATTCTTCTATCAACCTCATTATAGTATTCATCGCTTTGTGGGTCATACCCTTCGGTATCAACCAATGTTTTATGAATACTAAATGCAGTTAATGTCATAGGCTCATCCGTACCAAACCATTCGTTTTTAGAAGCCCAATCAGAAGCTTTGGGGTCTGGTGGTGGAGGCTGTTGTTGTGCCTGTTGTTGTTGGTATGGAGTAAGTTGTTGTGGTTGTTGTGGTTGTTGTGCCTGTTGCTCTCTTTGTGTTTTTACTTGAGCTAATCGTTCAGTATGTACGCCAAGCTCGCCAAGTTTACCTTGCGCTTCAACCTGTGCATCAATATCTCCACGGTCTATAGCTTCTTTCAGGGTACTTTTCCAAAGTTCTTTTTCAGCCGTTACTCTGTTTTCAAACTCTGCTACATAAGAATTATCTAATGTACTTGTTTTTCTACGAACATCATCAAGTTCTTGTTTTGTTGCTTGAGCAAATGTTAACGCTGCTTTTTCACGACGTTCTGCTTCTCGCATTTTTGCCGTCAGTTTGCTTATACGTTTTTGTACCCCTTCACTATACTGCTCTAGTTCAGAAGCATCTTTTTCTTCAGGAGCCTCATCAACAACTTCAACATCAGGTTGCTCTTGCTTTTCAGAAAGGTCTACCTCGATATTTTCTTCGTTTTCAGATTCTTCAAACTCTATTTCTTGTTGTGCTTCAGCCATTTTCTACTCCGTCCTAAAAATGCAGTATGTCGTCAGGGTCAGTTATACGAGCAATGATTTCATCATCGTTAAGAAGACGAACTTCACCACCTTCTATTTTAAACCGACTTCCTGCATACCTTCCAAAAATAACCCAATCACCTTCTTTGCACCAAGGCTCTGAGTTTTCACCAAACTTATCTGTATCTAAATAAGCTAGAGGTCCGACTTTAAGTACATATCCACAAACAGTGCCTAATGCTTCTCTTTCTCTTACCTCGGTTGGTACAATAATGCCTCCATCAGTTTGCTTTTTACCTTGGTAGGGAAGCAACAACACTCGCCACCCTGTAGGCTGAGGCAATCTTTCTAATGCACTATCAGATATTTTTGAAGGGTCTAAAAAACGGTCTTCAGCGCGAACATACGCTTGTTCTAACGCTCCTACTTTTTTCTTTTCTTTTGGGGGTGCTTTTGGTTTTTTGTCCACATAATGGTCAGGGACAAGTAATGTCTTAGTCATCATCAGTTACCTTTTCTAGCAGGTCTTTAAGATCCTGTTCAGTTATAGCAAGTTCCCCAAGCCTCGCTCGGAGTTCCTTGAATGCAGTAAAATCTGGTACAGGCCCAAAACAAAGAGCATCTTGCACCACATTTTGCCGTTCACGGACATTCTTCAACATTTTTTCGTAGATGTAAAGGTCCGACATTACATTAACTCAAAATGAGGGCCATCTATAAATGGCCTTTTGCCTTCTCCCCTACGAATATCTACATAATTCATCATAGCTTCTTCCATTGTACCTTCCCATGCAGCAATATTTGCTGTAGTCCATGCACCGCCCCAACGGACGACGACGTTAAGTTCACGAGAAGCTTCTGCCATAGCATCAGCAATTTCATCGTAAACATTTAATTCCCAAGAAGCACGTCCATCAATATAAGCCATAAGGTCTACTGCTCTGCCATCTAAGTGTTTAGATTTCATCGTTTTAGTTGCACCTTTAGCAAATAAAGACTCTTGTTCTTCTATCGTTCGTTTACCACAAATGACACCAAAATCAATCGTAGATACAGTAATCGCTTTTTTTACAACCTTGACTAAAGTACTATTTACGCCCTCTAATCGTTCATTGCTTCTTGTTGATAGCATAAACATTATTTAGAAATCCCCTTGTATTTCTCAAAACTTCTCAAACCACCTAACCCTAACATTCCCATCAATACAGGCATCATTTCACTTAGGTCTAACGCAGGAATAGCAACGAGATAATTAAATTGTGCTAATGTAAACATCAGTATGGGGTGGATTACATAGTTGTATGCCATTGCAACACCACATGTCCAACCAATAAATGGACGCCATCCTGCTATAAAAACATTCCTACTTTGTGCTTCTGCTTTATTTATTTCAAGCTGACCTTTGGCAAGCTCTTGGGCATGGCGTTCTGCCATTGTAGATATTTCATGGGCAAGTTGGTTCTTTTGATCTTTATCTTCTATAAATTTATCAAGCAGTCCTGTAAC